CCCCCTGCAAGACGAGTCGGACAGCGTTTACAATCCCGACAACACAATGACTCTTGTTGTTAAGTATATTGTTGCTCCAAGAACTGTGTCTACGGTAAAATTAACAGTTGGCACAACGTTTACCGAAGAAAGTGAAATCTAATGTCGTCTATTAATTATTCAAATAGGGATTACGAATCAATTAAAAATGATTTGTTGCGTCGTGCTTCTGATATTGTTCCTGAGTGGACTTCCCGTGACCCGTCTGATTTTGGAGTATTGTTAGTTGACTTGTGGGCTTATTTTGCCGACGTTCTTCATTACTACGTAGACCGTTCCGCTAAAGAAGCCTTTATTACAACGGCTACGCAGCGTGAATCGTTGTTGGCATTGGCAAGTTTGTTTGACTATGCGCCACAATTGCAAACAGCAGCAACAGCAACTGTTGTTGTAGACGGTTCTAACGTTCCAGCAAATCAAACAGTAGTTGTACCCTCTGGCACTGTTTTTGTTGCTCCTGCTACGACAACTTCTCCAATTGTTTATTTTTCATCTACTTCTTCGGCTTCGGCTTCGGCATCGCTTAACCCCGCCATTACTGTTGTAGAAGGACAAGTAGTTGTTGATGAAACGGTGGGCACATCCAACGGTCTTGCTAATCAACGGTTCTTTTTGTACTATCCAAACGTAATTGGTAATAGCGTAACAATTTCTGTTTTAGAAGGACCCGTTGTAGGCGGCGACCCGTCTGCCGTTGAATACGTGTACATTAACAAACTTATTGATGCGGCATCAAATTCAAAAGTCTTTACAATTAACATTAATGCCGACAACGAAACCGAAATAGTGTTTGGAAATGGCGTCAACGGTAAAATTCCAAACCCAGGTCAGTCTATTGTTGCGTCCTACCGCCACGGCGTTGGAGCGTCTGGAAACATTGGAATTAATAAAATAACACAATTTCAAACGTCGCCCAGTCAGTACTTGTCAGTGTTTTCGTCTTCGGTTGCGGTTGGCGGTTTAAACGCAGAGTCATTAGAATCTCTTCGTGTAAACATTCCCAATGCGTTTGCCACACAGAATAGAGCGGTATCACTAAGCGATTACAAAGCGCTTGTGTTGAATGTCGGTGGTGTTGCAAAAGGCACTGCATCTTACAGTTCTGGAACGGTTACTGTTTATGCCGTGCCGTTTGTGGACGATTATTTAACTTACGGAAGTGGTTCTATTTCTGTTGATACTGACTTGAGAAACGCCGTTGTGACTTATTACGAACCTCGTCAAATGATTGGGGCAAGTGTCACCGCCGCCAGCACAATTAACCTTACGGCAGTAAACATTACTGCCACGGTGAACGTGCTAGATGGCTTTGTCGCAAACAGCGTTCTTACTGACGTTACGAGTGCGCTCAACAATTTGTTTACATTTGACAACGTGTTCTTTAACCAAACGTTGTCCAAGGGCACTATTTACAGAACAATAATGGATGTTACAGGAGTTGACTACGCCACATTGTCTTTGCCAAGCACCGAAACAGTAACGTCGGGTCAATACGGGTTGTTAAAAAAAGGAACGTTTACAATCACCACGGTGGGTGGAGTTACTGGTTAAATGGCTTTAACTTCATTTAAACTTCGCAGAACCGACGATGTTGGTTCCTACGTACGTGAAACTGGCAGGCTTGACTCTGCTATTCGTAGCGATGATTTTATTCAACCTAGCAGTGGAACGGGGCCAATTGTTTTTCAAGTAGTGCCGTTTAACGTAGAACAAGTCGTTGTGAATGGTTTAGAAAAACACAAAAGTACGGTGCGAATTAATTGGAGTATTGACGAGGCTTTGCAAACAAATCCTGCATCTACTGCTCCTGTAGAGTTACACATAACCGTTAATCAGTACGGGGAACCGCTTACCGTTGAGGATGGCACAAAGGTTGTTGTCTACAATCAAACCAATTACGTAGAAACATATGACCATGAAAGCCTGTTGTATAAACCAGGGACATGGTTGTATTATGGTTTGTTTTTAAAGTATTCTGACGGAACAAGTGAGTGGTTTGAGCGTGTTGCATTAGCAACAATTCAAATACCTAAATATTACGAGTCTTTAGAAAATCTTTGGAATAGAATTCCTGAATACTATCGTGCCCTTGACTATCAGGTGGATGGCTCTCTTCGTTCTTTTCTGTCTTTATTTGGATGGGAGTTGGACCGAGTTCGTTCACTCATTGACAGCCTTGCTGTAATTAACGACCCACTTCGTACACCAACACCAGCACTTGACGCTGTTGCAAAACAATTAGGAGTTCCGACATCTAGTGCAGAAGTTGGAACGGCACGTTTGCGAAGCGTCTTAAACAATATTTTTAACCTTCGCCAACAAAAAGGAACGTTTGCGGGAACCGCTTCGTTTATTTCAGCACTGACTGGTTGCACTGTTTCCTATGACCAAGACACAACTACTTTCAAAGTGGCTACGCAACGCATAAATTTAATATCTGACCCTAAATTTAGACAACAGGATTTAAACTTTTTTACAGGAATTCCATCTGACGTAAACCGAACCCCATTCACGTTGCGTAAAACCGATGGTGGTTCGGCGCTTCGTGACACAACTAGAAACGATGATGCCATTCGTAATTACAACGCAAACCCAACGGCAGCCAGCGTGTTGGCGGCGTACACAACCAATGTGTTTGTTGATTCTGCGGCGTCGGTTGGTTGGGGTGTTTACACCTACGGCGCTGCCTTCAATGCTGCTTCTGCTATTCCCATCATTGAGGCAGTGAACTATGAAGGACAGTCAATTACAGCGGCATCCGTTGCGGTTGTTAATTCAGGTGGTACTGGTCTTAAAATAACAATTCCATCAAATGCCACTGGTTCTCAGGTCGTTGTTGTCTACGGACGGAAACCTTTTTATTATCGCAATGACGTTGTTTATTACACTTCGTTTGACTGTAATTTATCAGGAGCGTCGTTTGTAAATTTTAGAATGATAGATAATGATACTGTTGTTAATTATCTTGAAATAGACCCACCTGATTCTTTTGGAGAAGCCTTGTACTACGATACTTGGAATACTGAAAGTGCCCAAAATCAAAATATATTTATGTACACCGTTGACTCTTTTTACAATGCAAGTGCGCCTGGTTTGGCAACTGTTGGAAGATTTGCTCTTGAACAACCTAAAGATATCAGCAATGTGGAATTTGAAAAAGCCGTGGTTCCAGCACTGGTGTTTTTTGCTGACCCTGGAGAAAGCATTATTGTTTCACGTTGGATGGTGGAACCAAAAACAATTGGTCGGTATTTTGACGGAGACGACATTTACGGAGGTTTTGTAAAAGAAGCCAACCAATTTAACATCGTTGGCGTTTACGACTACCGTTGGGGTGTGAACGGCACAAACGAAGATTTTTCATATTACACGCTTGACTATGACCGTGTGGTAACGGCAACGGAACGAATTGTGGAAGAATACTTGATGCCTGTTAACATGATTGGTCAATACACGATTGAATGGAACACGATACCAGGAGACTAATGGAACTTTTATTTGCCGCACTAGCCGTATACAAATTCGTACAAATCATTGACATGCTGTTGCCAAAGGAACCGATGCCGTGGGTGAAGGTAATTGCCACGCTTGTCATTTCGTACATCGTTGTCGTAGTTTTGTGGACTGAAAAAATGTGGATGGATGGTCTTGTTGTCGCCACACTTGCTGGTATAGTTCACAGCGTCATTCGCATGATTACACTCATGGGAGATATGGCTAGAACACGTTCACTCAAATAGGAGCACAACATGAATCAATATGTCATTATGGGCGCAGGTAATTCGTCCACGTCGGTAATTGAAGACAGTCTGTCTGATTTACCCACACCACGCACGTTTCACATCGTTGCTGAAAAGACCAGCGCAGAAGGTATCTGCCGTGTTTATGATTGGCTTCTTGACAATGGGGAGAAGTATGTTGCGTACCACAATGGCGATGCCCCAACCGTGTTGTGCGACAGCGCTGTTAAAAACGTGGGAGACAGCGACCCATACCTTACGATGCTTAGCGTTGCAAAAGCAGGAAACATGGAGGTGCTTTATCTGTGGAACGACGCCGACAACAACAACTCAACAAACCACGTTACGTCGTTGATTGATGCTGGTCTTAGGGTTATTGATTTGACACAGGGACTTACACCGTTCCGTTTGGTTGAAGATGTAAAGAACGATACCGTTGACTCACTTCCTCCAGTTACTCGCAAGGAATATGAAGACATGCCGATTGCAACGTTGCGTCAACAAGCAAAGGCGCAGGGAGCAGCCGACAAACATTTTGTGTCAAAAGAAAACATCATTGACTTTTTGACTGGAGCGTCAGAAGCAAAACAAGTTTGGGAAGACGACGCTGTAGTCGTAACGGTTGTCTACAAAGACCAGACAACAAAGACGTTCAAAAGCACTGTTCACAACATAAACCTTTTCATGAATAAATAGCACAGGGGGACTGGAGGCAGAAAGGAGGTGGAAAGACCCCCAGCCCGCACCCTGTGCGGCGTTGGACATTACGCCTCCCTCAGTATAGCAAACAATGATTCACAAAGGGAACACAATTGGCTAGAAACAAATTCTCAGGACCATTCTTACCCTTTCCACGTTGGGTACTTCAATATCTTGGCAACGACTCAATTGGCAAAGTAGTATTATTGACAATACTCTTGTACATGGATTCCGACACTCAAGAAGTCACAACCTCTTACGGTCACGTGGCAAAGTTGACTGGATATTCACGTCGCACCGTTATTCGTGCCGTTAATCGTTTGGTTTCTGCCAACGTGTTGGTTCGCAAAGCACGCATGGGAAGCAAGGGTCAGATGAGCAATCGCTACATTGTAAACTTTAACAATCCGTCTACCCTAGTGTCTGTGGAGACACTACCCAGTGTCACGGGTGACACCCCTAGGGATGACTCTCCAGACACTCCCCCCAGTGTCACGGGTGACACCCAATCAAGAATAACTATAAACAAGAATAACCATAACAAGAATCTACTTTTCAAGAAGGGGGAAAAGATGAACGATGTAACAAGTGGTTATCAAATTGATGGGGAGTTGTTGAAGTGAGTGATGGTTGGGGAAAACCGCTTGGCGCTGACGAAGCCAACACCACGACAGCCAAAATGACCACCAAAACCAAGAACACCGTGATGGCCCTTGTTTATCATTTTAACAAATCCATTGAGTATCCAATGAACAGCGAGGTCAATGCTTTGGCGTTGTCAAAGACGTTTAAGACCCTCCGTGATGGTGGAACATCATATGATGAGTTGCACTCCATGGTTGACAGGTTTTTTTACGAGATAAAGAAGAAGCCGTTGCCACATGACGTTCCATTGTGGACTGTTTTTATAAAACGTAAAGACGATTTGGTTTCGTGGGTAACAAAAAACAAATCCGACAACAACGTATCGGAGTGGAAATGAGTGTCTGGTGGTTTTTTGTTGAAAAATTACAGACGTTGTTTCGTGGCTCAATTGTTGACAATGAACCATTAAAAGAAACAGAAGATACGATTGAGTTGTATCATTGCACAATGTGCGATACATTGTTTGCAGACAAGGACTCGTATTTGATGCATTTTAGAATGGACACCTGCACGGTTCCGCATGCGCTATTCCCAGAAGAACCATTTGAATTTAGGACGGACAATGACTGAATGGAAGGGCGCTCGCTACTGGAAAAACCGACCAGTAGAAGAGCGGTTGAAGAATTCACGCATCCCCAAACGCTTTGAACCAATGACATTGGACAACTACGACAAGTCAGTAGGAGACCACGACGTTCACTACGCCATCACCACGTGGTTGAAGCACATTGATGAACACGTTTCTACAGGGACGGGCTTGTATTTGTTTGGAGGGACTGGCGTCGGCAAGACCCATTTGGCGGTTGGGTTGTTGAAGAAGGCGGTAAGCGAAAACACTTTAAGCGGTTATTTCATTCCAGCCACTACGTACATTGAAATGATGTACGACGAGTTGAACAACGACGGACTATTGCCAGACGAGTACACCAATCCGTACCTTTCTAAATACGTCAGGTCTGTATACGACATTGTGGTTTTGGATGGGTTGGGAGACGAAAACGAAACAGAGTTCACCACTCGCTCTATTTCAAATTTGATTTACCAGCGTGTGAACGCCAACCTACCCACCGTCATTACTAGCCTTTACAATCCAAAGAAACTCACCATGCGCTACGGAGAACGGTTTGTGTCAATACTTCAATCGGCTTGCCGACTTGTTCCCGTAGCGGGAACGGACCAACGCAATGCAGGGAAATGACATTGCGGAATACTCGGTAAGGGGACAGGGCGTAATCTTTGAAGGGGTATTGGCAACTCTTTCCGACAGCCTTACTGCAAAGTTTTACAAACAACGAAACCACTGGGAACGTTATATACAATCCGCTATACCACACGAACTGCCATTAAAGGCAATGATTGACTCAGCCGTTCGTTTAGGAATAGCAACTGATGTTTATACATTTGTTGACCCAGACGCAGTAAACCCAATTGAACAATGGTTGTCACGTAAAGGGGTATCAGTTGCGGTGTTTTATTATTTGAACGTGGAAGAGTTGGCGTATGACCTGAAGTTTCAACGTTCGTTAAAGACAATCTACGTTGCAAACGAAGAACAAGCCTCTATCATTGGACTGCGTTCGCACGTAGTGGACAAGCAGAAAGCGTGGATTGTGTAGTGGCAAGTACTGAACATCTCTTAATCAGCAAGGTAATCCAAGAGAACGAAATCTTGCCAGTCGTAGAGGCTGGTATAAAACCACAACACTTTTCTGCACAGTGGTCGGATATTTGGCAGTGGGTTCTCACCTATTGGCGTGACCACAGCGCAGTCCCGTCAGAGCGAGCGTTCAATCAAGAGTACGCAGGCGTCTTGCTCGTTGATGCATCACGTGAACAGTTCTCCAATCTTATTGAAGAACTCATCACTTCGTACCGACATCAAAAGATGGTTGAGACCCTTTCGTCAGCCGTTCCGTTGCTCAACGAAAACGAAACGCAGGAAGCAATCAACGTCATTGCACAGGGTCTTCAAGTTGCCTCCGCCGACACAGCAAGGTTGAGGGACATCAACTTAATTGAGACGTGGGAACAACGCATTGAGCGCTACTTATTGATGAAGGACACACCCAACGCAATTCGTGGCATCCCCACTGGCTTTGCTGGCCTTGACAGGATTACTTCAGGACTGCGACCACAGCAGTTGATTACGTTGGTTGGTGAAGCAAAGAAAGGCAAGTCGCTGATTACCCTTATCATTTCCAACGCCGTACACAACCACGGCAAAGTTCCTTTGTACATCTCGTTTGAAATGAGCGCAGAGGAACAGTCTGCACGTTACGACGCAATCGTTGCAGGTATCTCACACACCAAGTTGATGCGTGGCGACCTTACCAACACAGAGATTGAACAAATACGAAAAGCCATCTCCATTAGAAAAAACATGCATCCGTTTATCATTTCCGAAGACATCTCGTCGTTGACAACGGTTAGCGCCATTGCTGGCAAGATTCAACAGCACAAACCAGATGTTCTAGTCGTTGACGGTGTTTACTTAATGGACGATGAGCAGGGAGAACCAAAAGGTTCACCACAGGCACTGACGAACATCACACGTTCTTTAAAGAGGTTGGCCCAGCGATATGATATTCCAATCATCGGTACTACACAAGTCCTTAGTTGGAAACTTGGCAACCGTAAGAGCAGGCAAATCACTGCCGACGCCATTGGCTACACATCCTCGTTTGCACAAGACTCGGACTTGGTTATTGGCGTTGAGGCAGACCCCGACATTGATGACCAAGCAATACTGCGTGTTGTTCTTGCACGAACTGCGCCAAAAGGAGAGGTGAGGATTAAATGGGACTGGAACAACATGGACTTCTCAGAAGTGGAGGAAAGCGACCATGATGACAAAGACAACTGGTATTACTAACTTTCGTGACGTCCTTGACGCATTAGGCGTGGACGTTCGGCGTGAGTCTGGTAACGAGATTATTGCCTGTTGTCCAGTCCACGAAAAACGCACTGGCAAACCAGACAACTCCCCATCATGGTCAATGAACGCAAGCACTGGTTTATGGTTGTGTCATTCGTGTGGGGCACGGGGCAACCTTCCCCAATTGATTGCTGAAGTAACAGGGAGTTATGAATCGGTGTCAAGCGTGTACAACTTGTTGCTCAATACGGGTATGGAACAATTGACAAAACCAAAGGTTGTCAAGGACACGACCACAGCAGATTGGAAACTGTACATGTCCTACGACCAGCCACCGCAGGAAGAGTTGTTGAAGCGGCGAATAAAAACTACCGTCGCCAGCAAGTACGGGATTCGTTGGGCCACACATCGCAAAGCGTGGATTATTCCTATCATTTCGCCAAACGGTGATTTGCTGGGTTGGCAGGAGAAATCACCACATGGGGTACTTAATCAACCAACAGGGGTTAGTAAATCAGAAACGTTGTTTGGTATTGATAGGTTTTCTTCACGAGTAGCCATCTTGGTGGAGTCACCATTGGACGTGGTTAGGTTTGCATCGTCGTTTAACGGCGTACAATGTCTTGCGAGTTTTGGGGTACAGGTCAGCAAAAAGCAATTACAATTGTTGGAAGCCTCATGTGATGCTCTCATTGTGGCATTGGATAACGACGAAGCGGGTATAACTGTTGGCAAGAAACTGATGACTGCCCTACCGTCGTTTAGGCACGGGGTAAAATGGATGAAGTATTCTCATACCAAAGCCAAAGATGTTGGAGAGATGGACGATTCAGAACTAGCGGTTGCCGTAAAGCAGGCAACTGCCTTACCATGGTGGATTGATGACGTTTAAAGGAACCCTGTACCCGTTTCAAGAAGAAGCACGGGAAAAGATGACTGACCGTGGTCGCATGCTGCTTGCTGTTGTCATGGGTGGCGGTAAAACCGTGATTACTCTTAACACATTGGAACATCTCTTTCAAACCGACGAAGTTTCTCGTGTCATTGTTGTAGTGCCAGCCGCTCTTAAATACCAATGGTTGCGTGAGATTAGCAAGTTCACTAACTCACGTGCAGTCGTTATTGATGGAAACGCCAGGGCAAGAGAAACATTGTGGCGTTCGTCTCTCCGTGCCAAGTATGTCATTGTAAACCCTGAGACATTGATTAATGATGTCCATTTGTTCAACTCACTTAGGTTTGAAGCAATGGTCATTGATGAAGCCACCATGATTAAGTCTCCTCGTGCCAAACGGTCACGACTCTTAAAGAAACTTGGTAAAAAGTGTCAGTATCGGTTTGCCCTTACTGGACAACCAATTGAGAACAAACCAGAAGAACTGTTTTCCATTATGGAATTTGTGGACGCAAACGTGCTTGGCAAATTTGACGTGTTTGATAAAACGTTTATTGTTCGTGACAAGTTTGGAAGACCAACAAGGTATCGCAACCTCAACTTGCTCAACAAATCAATGGAAAAGGCAATGGTTCGCAAGAGTAGGAAAGACATTGAAGACCAACTGCCCAAAGTCATTTCAACGGTCATTCCTGTTCAATTTGACGACAAGGGAGCACAAGCCTATACAAACATTGCAAATGACTTGTTGGCGCAAATAAAAAACGCCTTAAACATGCACGGCAAAGGGTTTGACCTGTGGGCGCACTATCACGGCAACGCAGCGGCAAATGAAGCACAAGGACAAATAATGTCACGTCTTACCGTGTTACGAATGTTGTGTGACAACCCAATGCTCGTAGACATTTCGGCAACCCAATACACGGACACGAACGCCGATGCAGGTAGTAAATACGCCAAAGAAGTAATGGACATGCAATGGTTGACCAAACCTTTTGCCACCCCAAAGATGGATGCGGTTATTGAATACATTACGGATATTTTAAATGAAGACCCAAATAACAAAGTAGTACTCTTTTCGTTTTTTAAGAGCAACCTAAAATTGTTGGCTGAGCGCACAAAAGACCTGACGTCGTGCGTATTGTTTACTGGCGACATGGATTCATCAGAAAAAGACGCAGCAAAACAAAAGTTCTCTACTGACCCCAAAACCCGTTTGTTCCTGTCGTCAGATGCTGGTGGCTATGGCGTTGACCTGCCACAAGCCAATTATCTTATTTCGTATGACCTTCCGTGGTCAGCAGGAAAATTAGACCAACGAGAGGCTCGCATCATTCGCCTATCTTCACAACACCCCCACGTTACAATAGCCTCCTTCGTTATGAAAGGTAGCATTGAGGAACGTCAGTATGAAATGCTTCAACAAAAACGAGGAATCAACGAAGCGTTCATTGACAAAGGTTACGATACACAAGGTAGATTTGAGTTGACGCTAAGTTCACTAACAGAATTCTTACAACACTCGGAGGTGTGAAATGTCAGAACAGTTTGACGAAACGTACTACACAAAAATGGTGGAAGAGTTTGTCTCGCAAAAGAAACTACTCAGCCAACTTGAGGCGAGGGTAGACAAAATCAAAAAAGAGTTGAGCACCGTTGTAGAACAGCATGGCACTCCCGACGACAGTGGACACATTTGGCTCAACGTCGGTGGACACGAACTCAAGCGTGAGCGTCGTGTAAGCAAGACATTCAACGCCGCCAACGCAGAACAATGGGCGAAAGAAAACGGTTTGTGGGATGACGTCAAAGAAATTGTGGAACGCCTTAGCGAAGACAAACTTCTCGCTGTTGCGTGGAACGACAAGTCCCTGTTGCCAACCATTCAAGGTTTTTACGTAGAGAAAGAAACATGGGCGTTCAAGGCGTGAAAGACCCGTTGGACCTCTTCAACGACCTTCCAGATTTTCCTGGTGGGCGAACTCCCAAAAACAGAAAAAAGGAAGATACCGCAATTGCCGAAGACCGCTTTAATGGCGCTAAGCCAAAACGGTATATCATAAACGGACAGGAAGTGCAGATGTTTACCATTGGTCAACTTGCCGTTGCATTGCGAAAACGACCATCAACGTTACGGGTGTGGGAACATCGGGGTTGGATTCCAAAAGCCAAGTACCGAACACCTAAACCCACCAAGCAACAACTTCCAGAAAAACCTTCAAAAGGTAGGAGACTTTACAGTCTAGAGCAGGTAGAGTTCCTAGTGGAAGCAATAGACCGTTTCAAGATACATGACATTTACAATGCAGATTGGAACGGCTTCAGAAAACACATTAAAGAGCAATGGCCCCAATAAACACACAAAGGAAAAAAGAAAACATGCCAAGGAATTACAACACAGATGAAATGACACCCAACACGGAGAAAGACTCTCCTGTTGCTGTTGCAACTGAACGCAAACTGTTGCGTGGCGGTTGGCAACAAGTTGATGCACTTAAGAGCACCGACTCCAACTACGCACAGCGCCTCAAGGTCAGCGAGGACGTACAAGTCATCAAGTTCATTGAGGACGAGCCGTACGCCGCATGGCATCAACACTGGGTGGAGCGTGACGGACAGAAGTCGTTTGTGTGCATCCGTGAATTGGAAGAGCGTGGTTGCCCAATTTGCGAACTTGGCAATCGTCCTTCACAGCGTGTAGCGTTCAACGTCCTGCTGATGAGCGTTGGTGGACCATCGGTACTGCGTTCGTTGGAAATTGGACCACGTGTAGTTGACCAACTTCGCAACCTGAACAAGGCTCCGCAAACTGGTCCATTGACCAAGCACTACTGGGCAATCAGTCGCACTGGTAAGGGCGCAACAACGTCGTACAACTTGCAGGTCATTCGTGAGCGTGACATTGCTGAAGAGTGGAAGATTGAACCACTGTCCGAAACCGTCCTTGCCAAGCACAAGGAAGAGAAGTACGACTCGTCCATCATCAAGGTTCCGACCTACGCCGAACTTTTGGCAATTGCTTCAGAAGACCTCGGTAAGTAGCCGATGGGGAGTTCAATTCCTCCCGTCGTAAGCACTCTCCAAGAACTGGACGAGTTAATTGAAGTCGTTCGTGGGGTCGGGGCTTTTGCCTTTGACGTGGAAACGCAAACCACGTTGGAGCATCACCCCGACCTTATGGAACATTTGGAAAAGGATTTCCAAGCACACATCAAAGGTTTGAAGAACAAAAACCCCGACATTCTTCAACGGGCACACGACAACCTTACCGACCAGTACCTGAAAGACGTTGCCGTTAACCCATTACGTAACGAAGTGTTTTGGATAGGTATTGCCACCAGCGGAAGGTCGTGGGCAATTCCAATGGGGCACAGGATTGGAATGATTGTAGAAAAAGAAGAGGTAGGAGACGGGAGCACAGTTCCTCCTACAGGCTTTCGCAAGGTGTTGAAAAACGGTCAAGAGTCAATGGCTAAGGCTCGTTATGTAAAACCTGCTGTGTACGGAGAGCCTCCCAAACAGTTGTCACGAAGCGACGTGTTTGAACGACTTCGCCCTCTTTTCTTTAGCGACCTTGTAAAGGTTGGACACAACGTCAAGTTTGACGCTCGGTCAATTTCAAAGTACTACGGTGAGATACCACCAGGACCCTACGTTGACACAATGGTTACTCAACACATTGTTAACGAAAGTCTTTCTAACTATGCACTAGAAACTTTGATTGAAACAAACTACGGTGGTCACAAAGCGTATGAAAACGGAGGCAAGTTAGGTAATACCGTATCAACAACTCCCTTTGATGCCACCGCCCTTTACGTACACAGGGACGCACGTTGGACATGGCTTTTGTACAAACGATTGATTCAAAAGGTTCGTGCTCACGCCGACCTTACCAAAGCATTGGAACTTGACAACAACGTGTTGGAAGTTTTGATGCACGTTGAAAACGAGGGTATTCCCGTAGACGCCACCAACCTAACGGCACTCGGCATTGAGTTGGACAAGGAGATGCAGGACACTCTTAATTCCATTCTTTCATATGCTCCAGTTGGTTTTAACCCCGACTCCAACAAACATAAACAGACGTTCTTGTTTTCTAAGAAGTCCGAAGGCGGTCTTGGACTAAAACCATACAAGATGACGGGAAAGGGAGCGCCATCAGTTGACGAAGAGTCGTTGAAGAGTTTACAAAACAAACATCCCGTTGTTCCCATGTTGTTGTCTTGGGCGGAATTACAAAAACTTAAGAGCACCTATGTAGACGGTTTGTTGCCTAAGTTGTACAAAAGCCGCCTTCACCCATCTTTTCATTTACACAGGACAGCCACTGGTCGTCTTTCGTCATCAGACCCCAACCTTCAAAACATTCCACGAACATCAAACATTCGTAAGTTGTTTGTCGCCAACGAAACCAACACGTTGCTGGTTGCCGACTATGACCAAATTGAATTACGTATCATGGCAATGTTTAGTCAAGACAGTCGGTTGCTTCACACGTTTGCCAACGAGGAGGACATTCACACGGCAACGGCGTCTGCTGTGTTTAAGAAAAAGCCAGGTGATGTTACTTCGGAAGAACGACAAATTGGAAAAGGTGTTAACTTCTTAACCGCATACGGTGGCGGGTCAATAAAACTTGCCCGTGTCACAGGCATTTCGGAAAAAGACGCACAAGAAATTCTTAGCAATTATTACAAGACGTTTTCAGAACTTACGGAGTGGAAACGATTTCTCGTAGAAAAAGCCCGTAAGGATGGGTATATCAGTACGTTGTATGGTAGGCGTCGTCGTCTTCCCGACCTTCGTTCACCGAACAGTGAATTGCGCTCACGGGCAGAGCGTCAGGCAGTGAACGCCATTGTGCAAGGAACAGCCGCTGACCTTTGTAAACAGGCAATGGTCAATGTTTATCACGCCATGAGGAATACGAGTGTAAAATTGGTAGTACAAGTACACGATGAACTTGTGGCTACTGTAGAACAAGATGAGACATCAACAATAATTAAACCGTTTCTAAAAGCAATGGGAGACGGTAGCGTTTTAGACAAGGTTCCCATCAAAGTTTCGTATCAATTCGCAAAGAGTTGGGCGGAGGCAAAGGAATAAATATGGAAAGCACCGTTGCAGATAAAAGATTATTTTATCTAATGTTGTCAATTGCCCAAGGCCAAGACTTTGCCAACTTCATGGGGTTTTCAACACCATCAAAGGACGTTGCCGATGCCGAAACGTTTGACATTGCCAGCAGGTGGGCGTTGTTTGTTAGTCAAGGTATTGCTGATAACACGCAGGAGTCTGCGGAATGGATGCTTGATTTATTGGAAAAAAGCGATAAACTAGGTACTCCAAAAGAAGAATTGGTTCCCGTTCTTGTCGCCTATGGCATGTCGCTAATCAATAGACTTTTGGAAAGCGGAAACATATCTATTGTAATTGACGAGGAAACTTTGGAAGAGTGGACTAAAAGCGATGAGTGATTGGTGGGCTAAGAAATTAAAGGGTGAGAAACCCGCTCCACAACCGACATACCCAAACCCAGCGGCATATAGCAATAGACCGCTTTTGTCGCAACAACCAGCACCACAGGCTCCTGTTGAGAACGTTGCGCCAGATGCACAGATTGGAATGGGGACTGCAATACGTCTTTGGAAAGGCGGGGAAGCCATGAGGCGTGACGGACATTTGACTTGCCCAAGTTGCGGTAGTAGGAATGTATTTAGCCGCACTGGTAAGGGTGCAAATAGTATGATTCACGGAGCAGCACCCGCACCACATTGTTTTGATTGTGGTTGGAACGGGTTGTATGACCAAGCATCGCAGGTAAACTGGGTTGCATAAGGAGCACAACATGAGAGACTACGAATCATTGGAATCAATCGTTGCCGCCGTTTCTAAGAAGTATGGAGATGACGTATTAATTAAAGGTTCTGAAATCAAAGAAGACGTACCACGTATCACTACGGGCATCCTTGCCTTTGACCTGATGCTTGGCGGTGGCTGGCCCTTGAACCAGTGGTCGGAAATCATCGGAGAAGAGTCGTCGGGCAAAACTGCATTGGCGTACAAAACCATCGCTGCCAATCAAAAAATCAATCCTGACTTTACCGCACTGTGGATTGCCGCAGAGACATACGTTCCTCAATACGCACGAGCCATTGGTGTAGACACTAACCGATTGTGGGTAGTGGAGACCAACGTGATGGAACAGGTATACGACCTCATCATTAAGGCTCTTGATAACCGTGCAGTTGACATGATTGTCATTGACTCATTGCCCTCATTGGTTCCTGGAGACGAGGCTGAAAAGATGATGGAAGATTTCACCGTTGGCTTGGGCGCTCGTTTGACGGGAAAGTTCTTTCGTAAGTCGTCAAAAGCACAGCGCCGTTCTCTCATCAATGAAGACAGGGCTTGCACTGGTCTTGTCATCAACCAATGGCGTGAAAAGATTGGCGTCATGTGGGGAGACAACCGCACCACTCCAGGCGGCAAAGCAAAGAACTTTCACTATTTCAGTCGTGTTGAAGTCAAGCGTGATGAATGGCTTAAGGAGAAAGACGAAGCCATTGGACAAACCATCAAGGCTCGCACCATTAAGAACAAGACGTACCGTCCACAACAAACCGCAGTAGTTGACTTCTATTTCACCAGTACGGGAGGATTCCGTTTGGGAGAGTTTGACACCGTTAAAGACGTGGTGAATATTGGTATTGCCGTGGGTCTCATCACACGCTCTGGTCCCTACTACTCGTTTGGCGAACAGAAATGGCAAGGCAAGGACGCACTGACAGCGGCAATTCGTGAAGACGTTGAACTGCAACGTGAACTTAAGAAGCAAGCATTTGGTTACTTTAATCTGACAGTACCCGCCTAATGTTGTTTGGAAGCGACGGGGAACGAAAGCGACGACTTAAAAAGTCACGCAAGCAGGAAAAACAAACTGCTGACCGCTACAAAGGAAGCAGGAACGCAGGCTCTGGTGCTGGTTGGCTACGAAAGAACGACGTTAGAACTAATAACCTTTTAATTGAGAACAAGTTTACGGACAACGTAAAACAGTATTCCATCAAGGTAAAAGACATGAACGAACTACGTAAACAGGCGTTGATGGAAGACCGCATACCAGTGATGCAAGTTGAGATAGGCGGAGTACGCTTTATCACAATGTACGAAGACGATTTTATGGAATACTTCAATGGTTGAATTGAGCAAGGCTGACCTAGACAGCATCAAAACTGGTCTCAGGGTAAAAGGTCGTCTTATTCCCGTTGTGTCGGCACAAGCGGCAGTAGAGAACAATCAACACACTGACAAACGAGATACTAAGTACTTGCATCCAAGTGAGATTTGTAAACGTGATTGGTGTCCACGTGCCTCCATGTACAAGATACTTGGCATTGAAGAAGAAAAAGAAAAACAATACGGATTTACCACGCTAAACATTTTTGCTACTGGTCACATGATTCACAGCAAGTGGCAGGGATGGCTTGAGCGTTCTGGCATAATGAAGCAAAGCGAGTTGCCAATCTTTGACGAAGCGCACCACATCATGGGAACCGCAGACGGATTGATTGAGGATGCAAACGGTCAAGCAATCCTTGAAATCAAAAGCGTAGGAACGGGAACCGTACGCTATGAAAACGTTGATTTGTACAAACAATATGAATCAAAAGAGATAACAGACATAGAGTTATTTAAAAGAATTCGCCAACCATTCATCACACACCTTCGCCAAATAAACCTGTACATGCATGTGACTGGTGTTCACCAAGGCATCATCTTGTACGAATGGAAGGCAACACAAGACTGCAAGGAGTTTGAGGTCAAGTACCAACCTGCCCTCATTCAACACATCCTTGCGGCAGCAGCACTGGTCAAACAACACCTAGCAGACGGTACGTTGATTGACCGACCTGAGTGGGCGGAAAAAGACCACAGAACCTGTAAACAATGTCCGTACAAGGACGTATGCTGGAGGAACGATGTTCACGGAACTAACGCAAGAAACAAACCAAGCAATGAAGAACTTCCTGGAGAAGTTCAATCTTCCTGATAGGCCGATTGGCGCTGTGCCCGACATTCCCAAGAACCTTGACGAGTTGTCGGACTCAGACCTGATGAACAAGTACTCAGAGTTCATGGCGTGGTTGTCGTATTCAAAGACCGAACTTGTCGTGGCAGAGATTGACGAAGAACGTTGTGCCAACAACCTGCGGCTTATGGAAGCACAAACCTTGATTGGTCAATGGAGCGGAGAAAAGGGAGACACGGTTACTCTTGCTAAAGCACGTCGTGATACCGATACACAAGTCTTGGAAATGCAGGACAAGCACCTTGGTGCAAGGGCGTATCGCAAACTGGTAGAATCAGTGTTTGAACGATGTGAACGTGGCACTCAAATCCTGTCAAGGGAACTGAGTCGTCGTATTAGCACAGCACCCCAAGACCGACGACTGCACCGATACCAGCCATGATTAAAGTAAAGTGTTTAAAGTGCGGCACAATAGTGGAACATAACCCTCGCCAAATCTCTGGGTGTGGGTGTGACCCTGATGCTCCAACATGGGTGTACATTGAAACAGACGGACGCATTAGAGGCTTCAGTCAAGCAGAATGGGAAGTGTTGGACAATGGAGTTTGAACAACAGGTACTAAATCATTTGCTCAAGGCAAACAAGGAAGGAATGACGTGGAAAGAACTTCAACCAATAGTGCAAAAACACCATGGTCATATTTCTGGAACCTTGAGCGGTCTTCATGACAACGGAAAAGTATTTAGGTTGACCACTAAAAGAAAAAACTGCCAAGTGTACGTTCATTGGAGATACCGTTCCGAATTTCCTGAAAAACTTCGTATTGATAAAGTAAGAAAGACAAAGGCGTATCAAGTTTTGTTTGACATCGTACAGGCGTACGATGCTGGTAAGGACCTATCTCCGTACATCATAAAAGCAAAAGAGGTCTTGTAATGGGTAACAAGCACAAAGCCAAAGGCACGGCATTTGAGACGTTGGTAAAGGAGTACCTCATCTCTAAAGGCTTCTCAGACGCACGGAGAGCCGTTCTCGCAGGCGAAAACGACACGGGTGATATCCATGGCATACAGCAGCGTACAACGCTTCGTAATGCGTGTTTACAATGTAAGAATCAGAAGAAGTGGGATTTGAGTGGATGGCTCACCGCCACTGTTGAGCAAGCCAAACGATTAAAGGACGCACTACCTGTGTTAATCGTAAAACGTCCAGGCAAGGGTGAAAAGGCAGTAGGTGACTCTTACGTTGTGATGAGGTTGGATGATTTGGTAGAACTACTACAAGACGCACAATACAAGTAACCTGTATAGGTCACAACTTGACCTATTAGGAGTATTATGTCTCAAGAACTAAACGCACACGTAGATGAATTTCTTAAAGTGTCGGGCAGCAGCAACCCTCAAGCGGTTGGCTCCATCCTTGCTCGTTCTGTTGTTGCTGGTCAGTATCCAAAAGTTAGAGCAATCGGCGCAAGCGCTGTGAACCAAGCAGTCAAGGCATGTGCCATCGCACGTGGCTTCGTTGCCCCACGTGGTATTGATTTACTGTACATCATTGGCTTTGATGATATTATTGGAGAGAACGGAGAAAGTATTTCTGCTATCTCCATCAAACCAGTAGTGAGGTAACAATGGCAACGCAAGACAGGGCTGGAAACGCATATGGTTCTCCTGCCAAAGCAAAAACCAACGCAGAACGTGCTGGATATTCTATGTCTAACGATGGCCTTCGTAGCCAAGCACTTCAAAGGGAGTCGGCAAAGTTTAAACAATCATTTT